GTTTCGAGTATAACGGAATTGGGGGGGGATTTCGCCAGCTGGTCGATAGGTTGTAATCATGTCCTGAACCTCGTACACGCCATTGACAAAATCAACTGTTGACGCGCCATTTTTTACAAGCAAATCACGGTTTTCGTAATCTGCCATATCACCAATCAGGCCATCTGATGGTACTGGCATATCAGGATATGATTGTCCGTTTACGTCCAAGTGTGGCGTATCCTGTGCAGTGCGCGCGATCAAGCGGACACCATTTGCGGCTGCTTCCCATGGAAAACCTGCTGATTTTGGAGCGGGGCAAAGTACATGTGTCACTTGATTCATTCGCGCGGCGGCTCCCGTAATTGCGATCAAGGTGTCCTTATCGCTCTCGGTTGATCCCCAACACGAAATAAACGGTTTAAATACAATGCCGGTATAACGACCTGATGGAGTAGTTGCGGAAGGTGTTCCGTTGAACATTTCCAGTTGCGAAAATACGCTCTCGCCATAAGGGTTGATAACAATTGTGTTCCAGTTGTTTCCGAAAGCGGTTAAAGCGGCTGCGATTGATTCTGTTCCGGCACCTGATACTTTTGCGCCAACAGTGTATGTCAACCCTGCACTGTCATTGTTGGTGTAAAGCGATACATTCAGATTTGCTGAAGTTGCGCCATACCATTTTGTCGACAAAGTTACGGTGCCTGTTCCCAACGCCGCTGTAACAGGTGAATTGGTCACGTTGTTAACCGCTGCAATGATTTTTGCGTGAATGGCCGCCGCGTCATCTGTTGATGCAACAACAAATTCATAATACTCACCATCAACATTGTCACGGCCATTGATTACAAGGCGGTGTGCGATGTTTTTGGTAGGTGTTCCGGTAACTGTCACGTTGATAGTCGTAACGGTTGAGCCGGCTCCCTCTAGTTGTGGGTAAAATACGGTAGGGATACCACCGATTCCACCCCCAAAAATAGGCCGTAAAATACGCGCCATTTGGTGCAAAGGCGACCCATAACCATACAATTCACCCGCCTCATTTGCGCTTGTGATTGTGGCTGGCTCAGGCGCAAGCCCTAAACCTGCTTGATTGGCATGGTTTGCGGCTCCTAAAACTGCGATTCGCATTGGCAAATTCTGGCCTCCTTCGGTGTATGCCCCTTTGGTAATCTTGTACCCAACGACCCGACTGATTCTCTCTTTGCCTACTGCATTCGATATGTCTGCCATGTTAAATAATTTAGTTTTGTAATTGGTAAAAATACCCCTTATCTGTCTGTTCAATTTTTACAGACGTGCTGCTTAGCTCTAACGCGATTTGATCAAATGGGTTTTCAACGCTGATCATATTAACCTTAAATTCAACCCGTAAGATACCACATCGGGCGCCGTCGCTCATTTCAGCCTCCCCAGATGTGATTTTAACCACCTCCGAATGAGAAATCAATGGATTCAGCCCCAATGATGCATAATGCGGATGGTCTAAAATATATTGAACTGTACGTGAGACATCCCAAATACTATCCATAACCAACTCATCTGCATCATCCTCCGTGTGATTCTTAGTGTTGTAGATGTCAATTGTATAAGTGACATCTGGTTGCCGTTGGTGGCGGAACTTAGTGTTGTAATTTATGCCAGAAATAGAAAGGTTAATGGCCGGCACCTCTGAAAGATTGAATGGCCTGCGCCTTTCCATCCAAATAATGCCATATTCAAGGTCTGTATTCCCTGATAAAGTGGCTTGATTTGCCAATTCATCAAGTAATATTTCAGCAATTTTATCTCTAACTTGCTGAAAGACATCTTTCCCTAACGCTTCGTCAATTCGTGCCATATCTTCCAACGGTGCAAATGATTAACCCTAATGTTTCGGATGGTTTGGTCTGAACTATCTTGTAAGTCCGACTTTCGCCGGTGCCATCAACCCATGAAGCAAGCCACGCGTCAAGCGCAACATTCCCCCGCGTATCACGTGTGATCAACCCGTTAGCTTTTAAGTCATTTTCCGACAATAAGATGTGCGCGTTTGTTGCATTAACTGGATAACCATCTTGATTAAATTCAATGTGGTGACGCGATGTCACCCCCTGAATGGTTATCGGGTCAATATCACCAACGGGGGTTAACACAATTGACGTGTTAAAACCCCCTTTAGTGACAATATTCCGTGCGTCTCTTATCGCTCTGTCAATGCTCATTTCGCTTGTTTACGCGGTTTCTCTACGATAATATCGGGATGCGTTATGGCTTCGATCTCTACTGGTGCTTCGATCTCTACTGGTGCTTCGATCTCAATGATTGCGCCATCCTTTAACAGCTCTTCGCAATCATTTACTTGAGATTCGGTAAACTCCTGCCCGTAATTGAACAGGAGTTTACCTTTACCACTAATCTGAATGCAGGTGCATTTAAACCGTCTCATTATGCAACAACTTGTTTGTTGAAAATTGCGTCAACCTGAGTTGGGATAGGCAAGCCGGCAGATTTCACAATAAATTCGTGATTTGCAACACGCATATCAACGAAATTGTCGATAAAAAATTCACCCGGCGCATAAGCGATATATTCGGGCATAGCCACGCTTGATGGGTTGCGCTTCAAATGAGGCACACCGGCATAAGCAAAGCTAAACGACATATCGTTTGGCAGGATAATGATTTGTTCGGGTGCAACGTAGGGCACTTTACCAGTTTTGTCGGTTCCAGCAGGGTTATAAAACTGCTCATAACCCCACAAATTGAAGTTATATGCACCGGTTGAGGTACGACCCAAAAAGGTTGAGCCCACGCCAAACTGAACAGGAGAAACGATGTCGGAAAGCTTCCAGTCTTTAATATCGCTTTTGGCCTGTTTTTTTGTGTTGTTCAAATACGCATTCCATGCTTTTGATCCGAAAATCACGTTAAATTCACCACCGGCATAAAGGCCTTGTGTACGAATGAATTTTGCACCTTCTTGCAGGGTTGTGTCGGGATCGATTGCGGCCTCAGTCCACCAGTTGCCAACCCCTAACACTCCTTTTGAATCAGCATGACGCTTGAAATCAATGTTGTCACCATTCACCAATGTGATGATACCGGTCTGCAAAACCTGAGCGGCCATCAATTCGTAACGGCGGTTGACTTTGTCTTTCAGCAACTGGATTTTCTGAGCTGCCTCATCCAAAACCATTGCGAACGAATCACCGCTAACCTCCTGCATGTCGCCAAAGATGCGATCATAACCGTCCAACTCATTAAGACTGAAACGCTCAGCAAAATAAGGTGGTGTCATAATCTTTTCAGTTGATTTTGCAAAACTGTTAAGATTGCCCTCGGCACCTCTCATCACGTCAACCGCGATCGGTTCACCATGTCGTTTAACCTCAATGCTCACATTTTTGGCAGAGGTTGTTTTTGTTTTAAAAAAGGACTTTAAAAAAGAGGTTGGAGATGGAGTGATTTCCAATTTCTCAACCATGTATTTTGTGAAAAGTCCTCTAACTTCTGAAGCTGGTATAGCCATCTTGTTTGTTTTTTTAGTTGTCGTTAAAGGTTGAATCCGTAACAACAACGGTGCGAATGCCCTTTGTGTCACTCATTAAACGGTCGCCAATTGTCCGTAATGCGATAACGGTTGCAAGTGTATCAGCACCATCCAAAATGATCATGCTTTCATTCACGTCACCCGAAATAGCAAATGTCACGGTGTCTTCGCCTGCAATACCCAAAGTCACTGTTTGCGCCAATACGCCAACCGGAAAGGCTGAACCGTCTTCGGCGGCGGTGGTTAATGGCACTAATTTGCCTGATGCTGCAATACGTCCCAAAACGGTGCCCAGCGCAAAAGTAGCCTCAGCTCCTGATGCGTTAAGCAAGGTGCCGGTTTTGAATTCGTTGTTCCAAATAAAGCACTTTGCTCTATCGGTGTCCGCAGTGATCATGTTGTCAGTTGCGTTGCGTGTTGATAGTGTACTCATCGTTTACGCTTTTAAGGTTAAATCGGTTTTGCCCAAAGACGCGTTGATTTCGGCCATTGCCTTATCAGTAGCTGTTTCGGTAGCGGTTGGAGCCGCTGGTGTTGCTACGGCTACGGGGTTTTCGCTTGACTCTGTCTTATTAATCATTGATTTATAAGCAGATACAGCAAATTCGCTGCGTTGTGTCTCAGTCATTGCAACGCCTGATGCAATGCCAGTTTTTACAGCCTCGGGGCTAGCCTCTAAAAATGCCAAGTATGACCCAACGCGGTCACGCTCTTTAGCAATTCCGACGCCCTCGCCCAAAGCCATGATAGCCGAATATACGGCTGGGTGTTCAGCTTTGATTTGTTCGATTGTCATCTTTTCATTATTTATTTGATTATTAGCTACAAATGTAGCGTTTTCTTCTTGATTCTTTGCCCACATGGCCGAAATACGGGTTTGTTCCTCTAAAATGGCCTTTACTTCCAAGTTTAAAGGCTGAATTTCAGTTACTAAACCTACTTTTTTAGCCTCTTTTGCTGACAAGTAAACGTCATTTCTAACGTCTGATTCAAATACTTTAGCGATTAGCGCGGCGGCCTCCGGAGTGTCGTTCAATCGAGCTTTCATTTTTGCCTTCAGAACAGCGTTTTTTTGCTTGCAATCTTCCTGTTCATCCGTGCTGGCATCGTAATAAGATGGGAAAGCAGCCTTGTGGAACATAAAGCGTGACTGCTCATTGGCTATTACGTTGTTTGAATATAAACAACAATATGCACCCATGCTGTACGCGTATCCATCGACGTGAATAGTGGTTGCCCCTTTGCGATCAGACAAGCGCGACAACACAGAAAAAGCATCCATAACACCACCTCCGGGCGTGTGCATTCTCATTTTTAATTCTGCATCATCTGCAAAATTATTGATCTGACTAACCAGCCATTCAGCCGTGTAGCTGTAAAACTGGGTATAAACTAAAATCTCATTTTTTGCCAGTTGTGGTTTGTCCATTTTGCTCGTTATTTGGTTGTGGCAATAAATCTTTTGCCTTTTC